GGTCCACCGCAGCGAGCGCGGTCACGTCCGCGCCGCCCGCGTCGACGCGCACCGCGAGCTCGCCGTGGCGCGTGGTGACGTCGTGCGCGGCCGCGATCTCCTCGCGGGCCTCCTGCGGCGTCGTCGCGGTGAAGAGCGACTGCCCGGTCGCTCCGGCAGCGAGCAGCGCGGCGGCCGCAAGGAACTTCTTCGTAGCGCTCATGTGGTGATCTCCGAGACGCGGACGGTGAGCTTCCACTCCCAGGCCGCGACATCCGGCGGCGTGAGCTCGAACTCCACCGCGCCGCTGGCGGTGTTGATGACCAGGAGCGCCGGGTCCCCGAGCAGCAGCGACAGCGCCTCCAGCTCCGTCACCGTTGTCGTGCCGTCGCGCCGGAATGACGCGCTCCCCTTGAGCACGCGACCGGCAGACACGTCGTCGCGCGTGCCGAGCAACTCCACGTCGACGCACACGACGCGGCTGGTCCCGATCGTGAGCGAGGACATCGTGTACGGCGCCACGCTGCCGGAGGTGGTGTCCGAGACGACCGCGCCCTTGCGGATGTCGACGAGGCGCCAGTCCCACCCGTCCGCGTCCTCGGTGCAGACGTAGTAGCTCTTCGTGTCGTCGTCGTGATGGATCGTCCCTGCGTAGTCCGCGCCCGCGGAGGGCAGCGCGCCGGACGCGTGCCGCGCGACCTCGCTCCACGCGGGATCCGTCGCGCCCGCGCGCATCACGTACCCGCGCGTCCCGAGCGCGAGACGCTCATCTGCGCTCGCCCCGCGGCGGATGATGTCCCCGCGCGTGGTGGTCACCGAGAGAGAACTCGCGGCGACGGGCTCCCAGCGCGAGGTGCCGCTGTTCCACGCGTAGACTTGGCCGTTGGTCGGGGCGGTCGTGTGGATGCGTCGGCCGCGCAGATACCCCGCGTCCGCGAGATACCCCGGCTCCGTCGAGGTCCACGTCCCCGGCGACGTCGCGCTCGCGCGCCCGCTGGTGACCGTCCACGTCAGGCCCGTGCAGACGATTTGCCCGTCGCCGTACACCGCGCGCTGGAGCGCCCAGTTCGTGATGGTGTCCCCGACCGGGAGCGGGACGCGCTCCCAGTTCGTGCCGTCGTCATCGCTGCGCCAGAGGTACGGGGCCGCGCTCGACGTTGCGAGCCACACCCCGTCGACGTGGATGAGGTCCGTGATCGCGGACATGCCCGTCGGCAGCGTCACCGCCGTCCACGAGGTGCCGCCGTTCGTCGAGCGCCAGATCAGCGTCGAGGCGAGCGCGGTGGTCCGGTCGTAGCGGTAGGACGCCCACGCGATGAGCGTGCGCGAGTCCTCGGGTCCGCCGACGACGAGGCGCACGTCCGCGTCCGTCGGGATGCCCGTGAGCGCCCCGACGTTGTTGGTCCACGCGCTCGACGAAGACACCCAGGACCCGATGGCGCCGAGCGAGCCCGCGACGAAGTAGATGCTGCGCGAGTCGTCGTAGGCGATGCTCGTTCCGTACTCGGAGCCGCTCGCCCACGCTTGCCCTCCCCACGCGGACCACGACGCGCCACTGTCGGTCGTGTAGGCGAGCCCAACAACCCCAGCGGTTCCGCGCATCGCCACCCACGCGTCGGTGCCGCCGTTCCACGCGAGGCCGCCTACCTCAGACAGCGCCGCCACGACCGACCACTTCGTCGCGTCGTCGGTGCCGATCGCGCTGTTCGCGCTGCCGTCGTCGGCGATGGTCGAGTAGCCGCGCTTCGTCCCGCTCTCGTCGCCCCACAGGATCCAGTAGTCCGCGACCCGCGCGATCCCGTAGAGCGCCGTGCAGCTCGCGGGGATGCTGCGGTCCTGCCACTCCAACCCGTTGCGGCTCACGCCGATCTTCGCGGTCGGCCCCGCCGCGGCGCCGACCACCGCATAGCGGTAGCGCTGCGACCGCGCGCGGGCGTCGTCGGTGTCCACCGCGAGGCCCGTCACGCTGGTCAGCGTCGCGATGGTCCCGCCGTGCGCCGCGCGCGACCACTGGCCCCACGCGGGCCCCCGAAGGTAGTCACACCACGCGAGCTGGTAGTGCAGCAGGTAGTTGATCCACTGCGCAGGGGGCCGCTCCGCGCTCGCGAAGCCGTCCTCCGCGTGCCCGGAGTCGGGCTCCACGATCGCACCCGCAGGCGGGTCGTAGGCCCAGCGCGGCATCCTCGTCGGTCTCGTCCCCATCTACTCCACCACCCCAGCGAGATACCCGCCGGTCGACTGCGCCACGTTGCTCCACCCAAGCGTCGCGCTCGCCTCGGGCTCCTCGTCGCCCACCGCGAGCGTGAAGGGGTCGCTCGCCGGCGGGCAGATCACCTGGAGGCGCACACCCGCCGCGCGCACCGCGTGGGCGATGGCGGCGATGTAGCTCTCGTCCGTGAGCAGCGCCGACGCGGGGGTCACCAGGAGCCCCGCGGGGAAGTGCTCCGTCACGGTCCACGCCGCGGCGAGCGCGGAGCCCGCGAGGATGGTCATCACCTCCTCGATGTCGCCGATGGCGCCGTTCGAGCGCATCGCGCGGACCCACGCCTTGAGCGCGATGCGGTACCGCGCGTCGGTGATCGTGGTCGCATCGAGGCGACGCAGGCCCACGAGGTCGCCGATGGCCGTGAGCGCGTGCGTCGCCGCGGTGTCGATCGTCTGCGCCGCGAGGGGGAAGGCCGCGTCCTCCAGGTCCTGCACCTGCATGAGCAGCGCGCCGAGGACCGAGAGCAGCGCCACGGGCGTACCCGTCTGCGCGGTCCACGCCGCGCCCTCGGCGGGCGCGCTCCCGCCGCTCGCCACGTCGACCAGCGCGCGCCAGGCGTCGCCGTCGTAGGCCACGAGGTCGCCGCGCGCGTAGTCCTTCGAGACCAGCCACGCGCCCTGCCACGACGACACGCCGCGCCGCAGGCTGTCGGGCAGGAGCGAGGTTCCGCCCGCAACGTGGTCGGTGATCTGCTCGACCTCGGAGACGGCGTCGAGCTCGCTCACGACGACGTGACCTCCACGCGCGCGGAGTCGAACACGATGCGCTGGCGCTCCGTCGGCGCGAGGTTGTCCCGCGTCTGCGACGTGGGGGTGGACGTGGAGCCCATCCACACGACCGCGTCCCGCACGCCCGTGACCTCCAGCAGCGCCGCGACCGCAATCGCGTTGCGCGCCACCTCGCCCGCGCGCAGCCCTTCCATCGCCGCGAGGAAGGCGTCCTCGACCGCGGCGTCGCCCGCATAGGTCGCCGGGTCGGTGATGACAAGGAGCCTCGCGTACGCGCTGAGGCTCGTGGGCCGCGAGAAGTACACCGACCGCGTCACGCCGCGGTCATCGGTGAAGGTCACCACGCTCTCGGTGCCGTAGGTCTGGATCCCCGCAGCCTTCGCCGCCCAGATCGCGCGGGCGATGTCCTCGCTGTCGCCGCCGAGGACCATGACCTCGACGGAGTGCGGCGGGCGCCCGAACGCGTCGGTGTAGTCCGTGGCGTTCTCCCACGCGATCGCCTGCGTGACGCCGTCGACCTCGGACAGCTCCGCCTCGATCGACTCGAGCGGCGACGACCCGGCGCGCTGGAGGCGCTGCTCGCGGCGCAGGCGAAGCTCCGCGTCGGTCTCGATCTCCAGCCCCGGCGTGGCGTCCGCGGCGTTGGTCACCGCCGTCCATCCGGTGACCGGCGTTGCGATCACCGTGATGGTCCCGGCGTTCGCGGGGGTGCGCCCCGCGTCGTGCGCCTCCGCCGCGACGCTCACCGTCGCAGGGGACCCGCCGCTGTTGGTCACGTCCTCGGTGGTCACCCACGCGTTCGACGGCTCCCCGGAGACGCTCGCGCGCGAACCCGTGGGGAGCGTGACGCCCGCGTTCAGCGTCACCGACAGGGTCACGGTGCCCTTCGTGGCGGCGCGGCGCTCGATGCCTGGCGAGAGCTCGCACAGGGCCTCCAGGGCCGCGCCCGAGGCCCCCGCGGGGACGCGCGCGTTGTACACGCTCCCCACGAGCTCCCACAGCTCCCCGAGCTTCGTGGCGAGCGCGGCGATCAGCGGACCGAAGACCGACTCCGCCGACACGTCGACGTCATCTCCGAGCGCCGTGCGGATCGTCTCCTCCGCCTCCTGGCGGAGTTCGTCCACGGTCTTCGGCACCCAGCCGGTGGACCCGAGCCCGCTCACGACGCACCCGCCACGAAGTCGGTCACCGTGAAGGACTCGCCCTCGACGGTCGTGACCCGAAAGCCCAGCGACGCGAGCCGGGCGGCGTTCACGCTGAGGGCGAAGCTCTCGACGCTGCGCACGCCGGGGCAGGTCGCGATGGCGCGGCGGAAGAGGCTCTCTGCGACGCGCCGCCCGCTCGCCTTCGAGAAGACGGTGCCGAAGTAGGGGATCCCCACCGACGTGTCGAGCGGGTACTCCCCCTGCACGAGCCCGAGGCGCAGCGCGAGCTTCTGGCGTACCGCCCCCGCGCCGCTGGTGAGCGACGCCCGGCGCAGCCCATCGGCGCCGCGGGTCAGCAGCAGGTCGCTGGTCGTGGGGTCGAGGGCGAGGTCTCGCACGCCGCGCAGCCTGCGGCGCCCGTACCCCTACGGGCTACGCACCAGCGGCACGGTCCGTGGCACGCATGGCACTGCGCCGCAGCGCGTTGTGGTCGTTCGAGGGCGTACAGGTAGCGCGACGCGGGGCGTGGGGGAAGGGCCACGGCACCGGAGCCCCAGGAAGGCCCCTTCCGGGCGAGGTGTCCGCGGGACGCCCCATCCGGCGTAGGATCCCCGGATGCGACCCAGAATCCCCCGCCTCGTCGCCCTGGCAGCCATCCTCGCGGCATGCGCCGCCGACCCCACCCTCGCCCCGCGGGACTGCACCCCAGGGCAGACCGCGACGTGCGCGTGCGCCGGAGCCTCGGGCGTGCAGACCTGCGGGTCCGACGGTCGCCTCGGCGCGTGCGCGTGCCCCGACGTCGGCGGGACGGACGTTGTTGCCGTGGTCGACGCGCCCGTGGTCGACGTGGTCTCGCCCGAGGACCGCCCCGCGCCGATGGACACCGCCTCCGTGGCCGACGCGCTCGATGGCGGTGAGGACGCTCCGGTAGACGACGCCATGACGCCCGACGACGCGCCCGCGGCCGACGTGGTGGACGCCGTCGTGTGCGACGCAGACCTCCGCAACGACCCGTTGCACTGCGGCGCCTGCGGGCGCCGGTGTGCGCGGCCCGCGAATACCCGCGCGGTGTGCGCCTCGGGCACCTGCGCGACCGCGTGCGAACCGAATTTCTCGGACTGCGACATGGACCCGGCCAACGGCTGCGAGACCAACACGCAGTTCAGCACCCTGCACTGCGGCCGTTGCGGCAACCAGTGCTCGTACCCCAACGCGATCCAGGGGTGCAGGGCACCGGGCACGTGTTTCATGGCGGGCTGCAACCGTGGCTGGTGCGACCGCGACCGCAACCCCGCCAACGGCTGCGAGTCCCCCGGCCCCTGCTAAAGCCCCTTGAGCTTCGACGCGGCGACGCTGGCGAGCGCGCCGACCAACGTGTTCGGAACGCCCGTGGTGCCGCCCGTTTCCGCGTGCGTGTGCGCGTTGAACGCCTCGCGGATCGACGTGAGACGCGCGTCCACGTACTCCGCGAGGGCCACGAGCTTCGCGCCCGCGCCGCCGAAGGACCACACGCCCGTCGTTGCGTCGAAGCTCGCCACCACCGTCCCGGCGAGGGTGATGTCCAGCGAGCCGCCGACCTTGATCACGATGCGCACGCCGGACCCGTCGGAGCCGATCACGAGCACGGGATCGCCGGTCTGAAGCGCGCCATTCGTGCCCGACCCGGCGGGCGCGTTGGTGAGCTTCGCCCCGCGGTGGAACAGCCCCGGCACCGCGACGCCATGCGAGAGCGAGTGCCGCCGCAGGTCGCCGGGGTCGGTGACGTCGCCCGCGCCCGCGCGCCAGTGCCCGATCGCGCTCTCGCAGAACACCACGAGCACCATATCCCCCGGCGCGAGCGCGAACGCGATGAAGTGGTCCGCGGTGCGCGGCCAGAGCACCGGCACGCACGGGAGCATCGGGAGATCCTCGTGCGCGATCGTTCCATCGGGGAGCTCGACGGCGTTGCGCACGAGCGGAACGAGGTCCGCGGTCTGCGTCGTCGCGTCGTAGCTCTGCACCCGCGCGGGCATCGCGGTGTGCACGTCCATGAGCGCGTGCTCGACCCACGCGCGCACGAACTCCTCCTCGTTGGGCGGGACCGTGCGGTCCCACTGTCCTCCGCTCATCGAAACAGCCTCAGGCTTTCGTAGTAGGCGAGGTCCGTGAGGTCGAGCTCTGCGTACCAGTCGCCCCCGCGGGTGTCCCCGGTGATGTTCATGTGCCCCACGCGGAACGTGCCGTTGATGACGCGCGACGCGAGCTCGACGAGCGACCCCGGCTGGAGCCCGGGGATCAACAGCGTCTTGACCTTCGCCTTGCGCCGCGAGGTGCGCTCCGGCGACCCCACCATGCCGGTGCTCTCGCTCACGACGATGGCGCTGCGCTGGAGGGCCCGCCCGCGACGCAGCACCTGGAGCACGCCGCTCTGGATCGACCACTCCAGTCCCGCGCTGCGGCAGATCGCGGTGAGCGCATCCGACGCCTGCCCGTGCGCAACGTGGCCCTCGGGGAAGAGCGCACCGACGCGCCCGAGCTCCGCATCGGCGGTGGCCTCGCGCGCGTTGCCCGCGCCGACGCCCATGCCCTCCGCGATGGCCTCGATCACGTCGGCGATGGCGGCGTCGGCGCTGAACGCGGTGCTCACGCGCGCGTTGCGCATCGCGAAGCCGCCGTCCCCCGCCTCGATCGTCACCATCCACTCGGGCGCCTCGCGGGTCTGCCGCGCGCGCCGCAGGTCCCCGCGGAAGATCACCGGGCGCTCACCCTCGTAGCCCGCGGAGAGCTCGACGAGCGTGCCCGGACGACGCTCCCCGAGGGCGCTGCCGAAGTGCTGCCGCCGTGGCGCCTTGAGGATCTCGTGGCGGTGGCTCTCGGTGAGGTTGTAGATCGTGAGCTCCAGGTGACCGGGGCGCGCGGCGAGGGTGCGCTCCAGTTTGAACGCGATGTCCACGTCGGTGCTCTCGAAGCCGCCGACCTGCACCCGCCACGCGCGCTTGAACAGCTCCACGCGCTACCCCGTTGCCGCGGTGAGGTCGTCGCCGTCGACGTAGACCAGCCGGTGGCGCGCGCCGAGGGAGGCGAAGGTCGGGTCGTCGAGCGGCGTGCCTTCCTGGGTGTCCACGAGCACGATCTCCCCCTCGGGGCGCCGCGCATCGCGCACGCCGCGCAGGACGCTGATGCCGGGGACCAGCACGCGTCCCGCGGCGATGAGGTCGCCGTCCTGGTCCGCGATGTCGAGGCTCCACCGCCCCGCGCGCTGCGACCACCGGAAGGTCAGTTCGTAGTCGCGCGAGGCGATCGTAGTGCGCTGCGTCCACAGCGCCTGCCCCGCGGCCTCGCAGGGGATCAGCACGAGGCTCACTGCACGACTCCTGCGCTGCGCAGCGCGTTCACGAGAAAGGACGCGCGCGGCTGCGGCGACTCCGCCCCGCGCTGCTGCGGCGGCTGCCCGCGCCGCTGCGCCGGGACGCGCACGCGCCGCACGCTCGCGCGCCGGATCTTCTTGAGCTCCAGCGTGAAGGCCAGCGCGTCGCCCGTCGCGGCCTCGCGCGTCACCTCGTAGCGGGTGATCGCCAGGTCGTCGACGGTGGCGCGCAGCGAGCCCGTGTAGCGCACGAGCGCGGTCCCCACGAGCGCGCTCAGGGCCTCGTCCACCGCGCGCACCCGGTCGAAGGGGCCGCTGGGGGCGAAGAGGCTCGCGCGAAGGGTCTTGCCGCCGACGACGATGTCCGTGGGCTGCACCCGCATCGTCGCGCCGCCCATGTGCGTCGAGGGGAGCACCACCGGGGCGTTGGTGACGATGCACTCCAGCGTGATCGTGTCCGCGTTGCGCCGCAGGTGATCGACGACCGCGGCGCCGTACTCCACCGCGTGCTCCGCGGTCTCCGCCGACGCGGCGTAGCCCTCGCGCTCCGCGGCGTCGATCTCGATCCCGAGGTATCCGCTGTCGTTCTGGTATTCGAGCAGGGCTGCCATCGCTCAGTCCTCCGCGTCGCTGGGGTGCCCGCCGTCGCGCTGCCGCCGCTGGCGCTCTTCGAGGATCTGCGCCACGCGCTCCGCCGCGCGATGCGGGTCCGTGATCCCGGTGACCTGGATGACCGTGCGGCTGTTGTCGGTGCGGTGGACGACGTTGCCGCCGCGCGCGCCGCCGCTGGGGGCCGCGGGGAGGCGCGCGGGCGCCGAGAGAGCGGCGACGGGGCCTGCCACGCGCGGCACCCCAGCCGCCGCAGGAGGCGCTGCCGGAGTGCGGCGGGGCCGTTGCGCTGGCCTGCCTCCAGCGCGAGGCGCCGCCCGTGCCCCTCCGATGGTCGGCGCGCGTAGGGTGCCGATGGCGGGCGCCTCGCCCAGCTCGAAGAAGTCCGCGACAGCCTTGATCGCCCGCTCGACGGCGCCGACGACGGCCTCCCATTCCTCGCGCAGCTCGTGGACGTATTGCGTCGCGGTGCCGACGCCGAAGAGGCTGTCGATCAGGCGCCCGATGGCGCTGTCGCCGCCCTCCACGAAGGTGATCAGGTCGTCGAAGATCAGCACCAGCGCGGACACGATCCCCACGACCTTGAGCAGCGGCACGAGCACCGGCGCCCACGCCACGAGCACCGCAACCCCCGCCGCCGCGCCGACGATGCCGAGCGCCGAGAGCGCGACCTCGACGACGCGCGAGCCGCGCGCCATGCGGGCGAACCACCCGGTCACGAGCGCGACCTTCTCCGTCACCCACGTCAGCGCGGGGAGCAGCCCCACCGCGAACACGCTCCGCACGCTGTCGGTGGCGAGCCGCATCCGGGTCTGCGCGACGCTGAACTTCCGCGCCTCCTCGGTCGCTTCGGGAAGGATGCCGCCGCCGAGGGCCGCGAGCTCCTCCCGCGCGCTGGCGAGCGTCCCGCGCCCGCCGCGCAGCACCTCCAGCATCTGCCGCGCGCTCGACCCGAACAGCTCCGTCGCGAGCCGCAGACGCGCCGCGGGGCGCGTCACCTTGTCGAAGCGGTCCGCGAGGTCCGCGAGGACCTCCCCCGTCGCCCGCACGCGCCCGCTGGTGTCGCGCGAGCGCACCCCCAGGCGCCACAGCGCGCCGACGGGACCGCCCGTGCGGGACTCGATCGCGCGCAGCCCCTCCGCGAGCGTGTTGAGCGCCGCGGTGGTGGCCTCCGCCGAGACACCTGCGCGCTCCCCCGCGAGGGTGAAGCTCTGCATCTCCGTGGTGCTCACGCGCGCCGCGCGGGACGTCTCGCGCAGCGCCATAGCGTCGGCGGTGAACGCGCGCCCGAAGAGGAACGCCGCCGCCGCCGACGCGGTGAGCGACGCCACGACGACGCCCGAGACGCGCGCGACCACGCGCCCGAACTCCGCCATGTGGTCGGAGCCCAGGCCCGCCTGCCGCGACAGCGCGGCGAAGCGCGGCGAGAGCTTCGTGAGCTGCGCGTGGAGCTTCTCGCCGCGCGCGCGGTCGAAGCCGGTGCGCAGCGCCGTGAGCCGGTCGGTGAGGTGCTTGGTGCCCTTGTCGACCGCATCGAGGTCGACGGCGCCGCGTAGCGACGGGAAGGTGCGGACCTTCTTCGCGGCGCCGTCGATCTTCTTCTGGACGTCGGAGAGCTGCTTGTCGTCGAGGGTGACCCCGAACTCCGCGAACACCGACCTGAGTGCCTCACCCGCCACGCGACAACTCCTCCTGCTGCCTTCGCTCCGCGTCCTCGATCGCGTCGAGGACCGCGTTGGCGGTCCACACGTCCGCGAGGCTCCACTCCGTCAGGATCGTGTGCAGCGGGTCGGTGTAGCGCCTCGACGTCGCGACCCGGTGCACGGGCCAGGGGACGCCTTCGGGGAGGCGGATCTCTACGCCTTCGCCGCGTCGGCCCGCGCTGCGCCCGCCCTGGGGAGCGTCGCGAGCCACTGCCACAAAGGGCCGAAGTTCACCTCCAGGGCGAACATGAGCCACTGCGCGAGGGCCGCGTAGTCGCCCGCGAACCACACGTCGAACACCTCCGCGAGCTTCGGCTTTCGCACCTCGCCGCCGGGGCCGCTCGTGGTGACCTGCGTGCTCGCGGCGAGCGGACGCCAGATGGCCTCGAGGTCTTCCTCCGACGCGCGCTCCAGCACCTCCGCGACCACCGCACCCGCCATCGCTTCGAGCTCGCGCGGCTCACCGATGAGCCCCGCCACCGGCCCGAGCACCTTGCCGAGCCGCAGCATGAGCTTGAGCCCCACGCCCGCGGGGCAAGGGGTCACCTCGTAGGGCTTGCCCGCGATGTCCCGTACCTCCGCCTCACGCATGGCTCACCTCGCCCGTCACAGCGGCACGCCCGCGGCGAAGGTGAACTCCGCATCGGCGCACTCGATCTCCCACTCCACCATCCCGGCCTCCTTGCCGCGGCCCGCGGTGGGGAGCTTGCGCACCCACGCCTTCGTCGCCTCGACGAGCACGGAGCCGTTCAGGTCGCGCAGAGAGAACGGCCCCGCGAGGCCGCTGGCGTAGAGCGCCTGGAGCGTCGCGTTGCGCGTCGACGTGGGGAGCAGGATCACCTTCACGTTGGCGCGCTTGTCGAGCACCTTCGTGCGGATCACCGACCCGTCGGCGCCGACCTTCGTGACCCACTGCTCGCTCGCGGGCTCCACGGTGATGAAGTCCCCGTCGCCGGTGCCCGAGAGCAGGTCCAGCCCCCCGAGCGAGGCGGTGACCTTCGACGGATCGTAGCTCGTGATCTCAGACATCGTTCACCTCACGCCGCGACGCGGCCGCTGATGTTGACCGCGTGGATCGCGCCCGCGACCCGCGCGTTGAAGGTGACGCTCGGGAGCACGCGCGAGGCGCGCTGCGCGCTGGAGAGCGACGCGACCGTGGGGACGCTGGTGGTCCACCCCTCCGCGAGCACGTTCGCGACCTCCGCCTCCTTGAGCTGCGCGCGCACCTCCGTGTGGATCAGGTTCACGCCCGCGTCGGTGTAGGGGACCTTCCCGTCCGCGGCGCCCACGAGCACGCCGTAGACGCGCTCCCCGATGCGCGCGCGGAGCCAGTCGAGGCCGTGGATCACGTCGATCCACTCGCCGCCCGCCACCTTGCCGTCGCAGGTGATGGAGCGGCCCGCGACGGTCTCGATGAGGTTCCCGTTCTTCGCCAGGATCGCCGCACGCTCGGAGCTCGTGAGCGAGTAGCTGGAGATCCCGACGAGCTCGCGGAACTTCCACGTGATCGTGCCCGGCGCATACGCGAGGGCGTTGCCGATCCACGCCGCCGCGGCGAAGTTCAGGCCGATGGTCGGGTGGTAGATGATCGCCGTGCGGAAGTAGTCCGCGTCGCTCGCGCTGTACATCACATCCGTGATGCTGTCGGCGTCGAGGCAGGCGGTGTCGGCCGACTGCGCGACCAGCAGCTTCTTCGTCGACGCGGCCTCCACGATCGCCGCGAGGGCGAGGATCTCCGCCGAGGAGTTCGAGTCGAGGAGCAGCGCGTAGAAGTCGTCGTCCTCGCCGCGGATCGCAGTGAGGTCCGCCGCGAGCCCGGGGTTCGAGGTGCGGTCCTCGACGATCAGGTCCCCCGCGGTGACCTCGATGCCGACGACGAGCCCAGTGGGGGCCGTGAGCGTGACGTGCGTGGTGTCGTCGGCCGCGGTCATCGGCGCGGCCACGCCCACGGTGAAGGTGCCCCCCGTGCCGCTCTGCGCGGGGATCGTGACGCTCGTGACCCGCGCGAAGAGCTTGGTCGTGGTGAGCGTGGTGTTGCCGCCGTTCGGGATCGTGAGGTTCTCGGTGATCGTGTCCCCGTTGGCGTCCTTCCCGGTGATGACCGCCGTGGTCTCGTCCCAGTCCGCGTGCGACGACAGGACGAGCGTGATGCGCCGCGAGGGCGAGAGCGCCCGGTAGCCCAGGACGCCGTCGAGGCTCGCGCCCGAGAGCGTCTGCGGTGACGCCGAGGAGGCGCCGCCCGTGGCGAGGATCGCGTCCACGTCCGCGAGAGCCGCGAGCGCGGCGACCAGGCCCGTGCAGATCTCCGCGACGGTGGCCGTGGCGTCGCTGGTGTACGTCGCCTCCAGCCCGTCGAGCTCCACGGTGTAGGGCGCGGAGTTCGCGGCCTCGGGCGTGAGCCGGACGGTCTGCGTGAAGGCGTTGGCGCGGCGCCCGACCTTCACCGTCGCGGGCGGGTTGGGCTGCGACCAGATCGCGGATGCGATCTTGTAGGCCGTGTCGTCGGGGGTGAACCCGTCGTCCTCCATCTCCGTGAGCGAGGCGTAGGAGCGCACGCGGTCGGAGGTCCAGCGCGTGTGGTACGCGAGGATCAGCGGCGTGCTGAAGCTCTCCTGCGTCACCGCGCCCGAGACGCGCGTGATGTCGACGTCGACGATGTCGGACAGGCTCATGGGATCGTCCCTCCGGGGGCAATCGTGGCTGGGAGCGCGACGCCGGACGCGCCGGGGATCGTGCTCGTGTACTGGACCGATTCGATGAAACTGGTGGTGTCGCCCGCGGCGGTGGAGCGGTATGCGCTCGTCGCGTTGAAGCGCGCCTCCACGACCGCGACGGAGGCCATGATGCCGTCGACCTTGCGGTCCGCGAGGCGGTAGCTCTCGACGCCCTGGAGCCCGAGGTTCACCGCGCGCAGCGCAGCGATCGACCCGGGCATCCGGCACCGCTCCACGACCTGCCGCGCGAGCGCGCTGGCGTTGTAGCCAGGGCGCTGGTCGAGGGAGAGGATCTGCACCTGCATCACCTCGACGCTCTCCCCGCGCTGCGTGGGGATCATCTGCGCGAGCGGGTCCGTGGGCTCGTCGTCGTACTCGTAGGTCACGCCGGCGACGCCGCGCGGCGCGCTGCTCACCCACGAGCACGTCGCGAGCTGCGTGTCGAACTGCGGGCGCGGCGCGTTCTCCCACACGACCAGAGCCGCGGTGATGCCTGTGAGCGAGGCGATCCACGCCGTCAGCGCGGGCTCAGCGTCTGCGAGGTTCATCCTCGCACCTCCGACGTGATGCCCGACCGAAGCTGCCCGGTGTCGACGAGCGCGACGCTCGATCCCTTGCGCGCGACCGTCTCCTCTGCGAGCGGCGGCGGGATGTTCGACGCGATGCGCGCCTGCACCCACGCGACGACCTTCGCCCCGAGCTGCGCGAGCGCCTGGTCCTCGGTGATCTTGCCCTCGACCACGCGCTGCGCCAGCACGAGCTGGAGCGCCTCGATGTCGGCGCGGCGCTCGTCGATCGTCGCGCGGATGAACGACCGCTGCGGGATGCCTGCGTCGGGCGCGCCGAACTCGTGGATGGCGGCGACCTCGACGAGCGAGAGCTTCCCCGCGGCGCCCTCGCGCTCCTTCTTGGGCGCATCCGAGAGCACGCCCACGCGCACGGTCTTGGTCGATGTGGCGAGCGCCTTGAGGCGCGCGGCCATCGCCTTCGCGCCGTGGTCGGTGTCGCGCACGCGGGTCTTGCCGGGGGGCGCGCTCACGTGAGCATCCCTCCGGGGCCCTGCCCCACGGACCACCCGCCGCCGAAGCACTCGCGTCGCAGGAGCTTGAGCTCCCGCAGGTACGTGGTCGAGGGTTCGCCCTTCTCGTCCTCCCGACGCGCCTGCTGACCGCCCGGGGAGACGGCCAGCAGGTGCGCGGCGAGGAGCGCCACCGCGTCGTCAAAGCGCGCCGCGAAGCCCGTGGCGTTGGTGCGCCGCGTGGCCTCCGCGAGAGCCGCGGTGACCTTCGCGTCGGCCGTCGCCGCGAACTCCGTGTAGCGCGCCTTGAACGTGGTGGCGGTGTAGGCCATCGGTCACCCGTTGCGGCGGTTGCGCCGCGAGGGCTCGACGACCACGGGGGCGGGGGGCGGAAGCGTCTCCGCGAGGGGCTCCACCGCAGGCTCGACGACCGCGACGACCTCCGCCGCGATGGCGTCCACATCGACCGGCGCAGGCTCGATGTCGAAGGGGCCGACGCCTTCGGGCATGGGCTCGATCGCGGGCGACGCCTCGATCACCGCCGCGGCCTCGGGCGCGTCGAGGACGGCCTCCAGCAGCCCGGCGCGCAGGAGCACCTGCACCCCGGAGCGCGACTCGTCGACGTCGCCCTCGTGACCGGGCTCGAGGTCGTCGACGCGCGCGGAGTGGCGGTTCACGACGCGCACGGTCAGATCCCGTCCCGGTAGTAGACGCCGAGGGGCTGCTTGACCGCGGCGCCGCCGCAGACGCCCTCGCACGGCACCTCCCACTCCAGGCCCTGGGCCTGCGGGGGCTGCGCCTGGAAGGCCAGCGGGACGATCGCGCCCGCCACGTCGACGTTGCGCACGAAGGACACCGCGCGCGGGCCCGTGCGGGGGCTGTCCGCGGTGGCGAGCAGCGGCCAGGGCTCCACCGCGACGGTGCGGCCCATGTTGGCCATCGCCTCGTTGAAGAACTGCAGGACCGTCTTGAGGCCCGCGGTCCCGTAGGGCGTGGTGCCGACGAGGAGGTGCTGCGCGACGGGGAGGAGGATCGTGTCCGGCACGAAGACCTCCTTCGAGGTCGTCACCGGGTTGTTCGCGAGCGCGAACAGCTCCGCGAGGAGCTGCAGGTCCGTGAGCCCCGACCACACGCCCGCCGCCGAGGACACGGTGACGTTGGCGTTGTTCAGGAAGCCCTTGATGCGCGTGTCGACCGCGTCACCGAAGGCGACCACGGAATCGATCTTGCGCGCGATCATCTTCGCCGCGGTCTCGGCGCGCGCCTGGTCGAGCGCGATGTTCACGCCGCGGCTCGCGGCCATCGCGATCTCGCGCAGCTCCTGGGTCGTGTACGCGTACTTCGCGCCGTAGGGCTTGATCGCGGAGGTGTTCTCCGTGAGGAACACGTCGGCGCGCGGCAGATCCTTGCCGCGCTCCGCCGCCGCCGCGGCCTGCCCCACGCGGTCCATCACCATGAAGGTGTACGTCTTCGCGCCGGGGTCGATCCCGGGGATGGTCGGGAGGAAGCGCAGGGCCTTGAGCTCCGCGTACATCACCTCGGTGAGCCGCTGCTCCACGTGGTCGAGCGAGCGGGCGATGACGACGGACTCTCCGGCGTCCATGCGCATCGAGCGGCCGACGTGGCCGTACTTCGAGCGCGCGAGTTCCTGGGTGTGATCCATGTGCGTCACCGTCACGGGATGTTGAGGGCGACGAGCGCGAGCCCGCTGCCGCTGGTGGAGGTCAGGTAGCGCGCGCCGGAGAGCGCGAACGCGCTGCCGCTGTCGCCGTCGGAGCGGAACGCGCCCTTCTGCGTGCGTCCGCCGTTGGAGCTCACGCGGATGTACGGAGTGCCGCCCGCGGTGACCGCGTCCTCGACGGGAACCCACACGTTGCCGTCCGCGATGGCGCCGAGGTTGTCGCCGATCTGGTACGTGGACCCCGCGGTGTTCGTGGTCGGGAAGCCCGAGTCCGACGTGACGCGCGAGGGCGCGACGCCGAGGGCCTTGCCGACCTCCGCCTCCGAGGTGGGGAGCTTGCACTGGCTGTCCGCGGTGCCCTGGCACACGAGGACGCCGCTCTGGATCACGACCTCGGCGATCCGGTCATGGGTGCGCACCACCTGGCGCGGGAGCCCCGCGATGGCGGCCTCGAAGTCGAGGGCGACGCTGGTCTGAACGCTCATCTCACGCCTTCCCGTTCAGGGGCTTGCGCCCCGCCTCCTCCAGCCGCTGCTGGAGGGTCTTGCTGTGGTCCTTCGCGGCGCCGTCTTCGCGCGCCACGCGCTCGCCCTGCTCCGCGTCCGGCACGAACACGCCCGCGACCTTCTTCGCAGCGTCCTCGCGCTTGACGTGCGCGGCCTTGGCGCCCGCGACCACGCCGTCGAAGATGCGCTCGACGGCCTTCGCATCGAGCCCGTCCATGCGCATCGTCGGCATGGAGTGCGCGATCACCTTCGCGCGGATCTCGTGGGCCTTGAGCCCGTCGAGCTTCACGTCCTTGCCGAGCACCATCGCGGCGTCCGAACGCAGCGCGAGGCGCTTCTCCACGAGGGAGTCGACGACGGCCTCCGGCACGTCCTCCTCGGAGACCTCCGCCTGCTCCTCCTTCGCGTGCATCGCCTTGAGCTCGGAGAGCTGCTGCGTCACCTCGACGAGCGCCTTCTCGATCGCGGCGTACTTCGCCTCCATCGCCGCGAGGGCCTGCTGGTGCTCCTCGACGCTGATGGTGTCGGCCTTCATCGCCTCCGCGCCCTCGGCGTCGGCCTTCGGGGGCGGATCCTTCTTCTCGGGCGCGGGCGGCTCGTCGCCGTCGCGCCGCTGCTTCGTCGCGTTCGCCATGTGGCTCTCCTGGGTGGACGCCGGGGCTGCGCGACGTGCGCTCCCCGAGACGGTCGTGATGTGCGCGCGGGGCGCGTCGAGGCGCGTGCTGCGCACGGGGGTGTCGGCGCCGTCGAGGCGCAGCGAGACGTCCGCGCCCGCGCGGCCCCACCCCTCGGGGCCGATCCCGAGGTGGTTGTAGCGGATGCCCCGCTGCACGCGCTGGTAGGGCACGCCCTCGTACTCGCCGGGGCTCTCCTCCAGGTCGCACTCGTACCCGCAGGACACCTCGCGGCGCTCGCCCGCCTGCACGCGCTCAACAGCCAGCGCGTCCTGCACGATGACCGACGCGGCCACGAAGTCGCCATCGCGGCGCACGTCGTCGCCCACATGCCCGATCGCCACGCGCTTCCACGTCGCCGGGGTCACGAGCTCGGAGGGGTGCAGGTCCGTCAGCGGCGCGCCGCGCAGGGTCGCGAGAGAGTCCTCCGCGAAGACCTCCTCCGCGGGGCGCAGCTCGCCCCAGCGGTTGCCCTCGGCGTCCTCGTACTCCAGCACGCCTACGCGGGTCACCGCCGCCGGGATGCGCAGACCACCGCCCGGCGCAGTCTCGACGAGTCCGTCGAGGCGGGAGAGGTCCATGCGGATCACGCGGGCAGAGGCCATCGCCGCGGAGGGTGCGCCGCGCGAACGTGTGGGCGCTACCCACTCGCGGCACGGTGCGCGGCACGCAGCGCGTTGCGGCACAGAGCGACGCGCTCACCGCCACGCCGGTCGCGGGCGTACCACGCCGCACGCGCCTGTGGCGCGACGATGCGCACGCGGGGCTCGCGCAGCCTGCCGCGGCGCGGGCGCGAGCGAGGGCTACTCGTCGAAGCCGGGGATGATGGGCTCCGCGACGCAGCGGCACTGGTAGTGCTCGCCGGGGTTCGCGCGCTCGCCGCGCCGCCGGTCGACGATGGGCGGCGCGGCGTAGCGCTGGCGCGTGCCGTCAAGGACGCGGTGGTCCTCACGCACGCGCTCGTCGCGCGCGGTGCGCCAGATGTACGACGTCACGCCCGCGGCCTCGTGACGGGCCTGCGCGACGTTGGCGTTCAGCTTGAGCACCTGGTCGCGCGCGATCAGCGCCGCGCGGCTGCGGGTGGCGTCGGTGCTCTCGCGGATCGCCTTCGCGATCTCCTCGACGCGCGTCCCGGCGCCGGAGTCCACGAGCACATCACGCACGCGGTCCACCTGCTCGCTCACCAGCGACTCGATCAGGCCGGTGTTCTCGCGCCGGAAGGCCTCGATCTGCGGCACGAGGTCGGGCTCCGCCGCGGGGAGGTCCACGCCGAGGGACTCCTTCACCAGCCGCTGCCACTGCGCGCGCGAGTGCCTCTGCGTGAGCTCCGCGACGTGCTGCACCGAGGCCACCAGGGGGCGCGCGCGGAGGATCTTCGCCACGCGCTGCTGCACCCGCTTCGTGACGCGGTTGACCTGCGCCATCGGCACGCCAGGGAGCGGGATCTGCTCGGGGAGGTGCGGCGGCAGCCGCGGGACGTCGCCCTGCGCGTCGGCGCGGGCGGTGTCGTGCGGGAGCAGTCCCTCCTCGTGGAGCACGTCGACCGCCGCGGCCTGCACCGCAGCCACGAGGTCGAGGAGCTCGCGGGTGTACGCGGCGATCGGGCCGGAGGGTGGCGCGGGCTGCGGGAGTCGGGGGGGGCCGCGGCGGGCGCGGGAGGCGCCCACGAGGCGCCGTCGGTGGCGCAGAAGCGCGGCGAGGTCCATCACCCCTCCGCGGCGGTGTCGTCCTGACCCGGCACGGCCCCGCCTGTGCCCTCGGCGTCGTCGGACGGGGCTTCGCCCGTCCCGGCCGTGGGCGGGCCCCCAGCGGGCGGCGGAGCGCCGCCGGCGTGCTGCGCGGCGGCTGCGGCGTCGGCCTCCTGCGCGGCGCGGCGGGCGTCGAGGTCCACGGTCGTCTCCGCAGACCACCCCTCCTTGCGGAAGCGCGAGAGCGCCACCTCCTCGGGGGTGAGCACGCCCTTGTCGATGTACATCGCGTCCGTCGTCGCGACCTTCGCGCGCAGGTCCGCCTCCTCGCTCGGGGTGCTCTGCCAGAGCGAGGGGAACTGCACCTTCCACCCGCTCGGCTCGCGCCCGCCGGTGGGGCCCTCGCGGGAGATCAGCGCGAGGCGCACGACGCGCTCCAGCCGCGAGCGGAGCATCTTCTCGCGGTCCGCGGCGATCGTGTCGTACCACGCGCGGATGTCGCTCTCGCCCGTGGCGTTCAGCCCCGCGGGGGACTTCCCCATGAGGATCGTGACGGGGATGCCCGTGGTGGCGGAGAGCAGCAGGACCATGCGGTCCATGATGTCCGCGACGCCGGTGAGCGCGCCCGTCTCGACGCGCTCGTAGCTCTCGCCGTCCGCGTCGAGGAGGAGGCTGCGCGCGACGCTGCGGGACTCGTCCATCAGCGAGAGGCGGCGGCGGATCACGTCGTCCGTGTCCGCGGCCATCAGGTCCATGAGGTCCTTGATCTTGAGTACGCCCTGCGACGCCTCCTGGATCAGCACCCCGGCGGCGGCGAAGGCCCCGCGCATCGCCTGCATCTCCATGTATGCGCGCTGGAGCACGGACTCGCCCCAGCCCTGGAGCAGCAGCCGCCGCCGTCGCGTCGGGGTCACACCCTCAAAGCGCACGATGCGGGTGTGGTGGACGGTGACCGTCTCCGACGCGGTGCCGCCCATGCGCGTGAGCCGGTACGTGTCCGGCTGCCCGAAGCGCGGGGAGGCGTCGTCCGTCTCCCACGTCATCGGGTAGAGGTCGCGCCGGTCGACGTCGACCATCCACCGCAGCGCACGGATGCGGGCCTCGTCGACGGGCTCCTCCGGCGGGAGGCCGTCGTCGATCCCGAGGTAGAGCGCGCCGCCGCCGTAAAGGCGACCCCAGGTCCACGCGCGCGTTGCCCGCTCGGTGGCGTTCAGCGCGTCGAGGGCCGCGTGGATCGCGCTCTCGACCTCGGCGTCGCCCGTCGAGACGGTGAAGCCGCCACGCAGCGCGTTGACGGGGACCGCATCGCAGATGCGCGCGGCCACGCCGTCGAAGTTGTAGAGGTTCTCGCAGTCGACGAGCGAGAGCAGCTCGTTCTGGTTGGGGACGAACGCCACGTTCGTCTTCCCCGTCGCCGTGCCGACGCCCGTGAGGGTGTTGACCCACGAGTCCACGCGCTGCGCGAGCACGCGGGCGATCTGCTGGAGGCGGGGGCGAGGTGCGGGCATGGCGTTCGTCGCTCGCGTCGATCAGGTGGCGATGATGCCGAGGGTCCGCAGGCGCGCGAGCAGGTCGTTGATCGCCGTGCGCGCCTCGGCGTCGACGGTGGCGCCACCCGTCGCATTGGGCACCGCAGTGGGCTGTGCCGCAGGCGTCGCGCCGAAGAAGCCGATGCCGGTGTTGTTCACGTCGATGCGCTGCGCGTCGGATCCCGACCGCAGCGACACCGACCCGGTGCCCTTCGGGTTGAGGTTCAGCCCGATGTTCGTGTCACCGCCACGCGCCTCGATCACCGGCGTGTTGCCGGTGGCCTCCGCGCTGACGGCCACACCGTTGACCGCAGAGGCCACAGCGGTGAAGCGCGCGACCTCGTACAGCGTCCCCGCGACGCCCGCGCTGAGCACCAGCGCGGAGACCTCGGCGCCGTCGGTCACGTCCGTGTGGATCGCGTCGACCGCGCCCGCGCTGCGCAGGGTGCCCGCGCCCGACTCGGCGCGCATGAGCATCCCCGCGCCGATGCCCGCGGTGGCGGTCCCGCTGGTCGTGTGCGAGAGCGTGTGCCCGCGCGTCACGGCGTTGGTCGCGGCGTCGTCGATCGTCGATGTGAGCGCAGCGCTCATGCCCACCGCGCCGGTCACGTCGAGCGTCGAGCCCATCGTAACCGCGCCGTCGAGGCGTGTGGCGCCCGCGTCGACCCACAGCGCATAAGCGTTGGTGAGCGTCGCGTTCGCGCCCGCCTGCGGGGCGTTGTCGATGTACACCGTCGCGGCGTTGGTCACCGTCGACGCGCCCACGAAGGCGATCGTCGGGGCCGCGAAGCGCGTGAACCGCTGGTTGGTGATCGCGCCCGTGGCCCACGTCACCGTGCGCCCGAGGTTCACGTAGAGGTCGCTCTGCTCGGTCGACGCGGTGCGGCCCGTGTCCGCGGCGCCGGTCACCGTGAGCGCCGTGCGCACACCCGACGTGCCCGCCGCCGGGGCGATGGTCACCGCCTCGGTGAAGCTCTGCGAGGCGCCCAGCAGCGCCACCGTGCCCGACGCATCGGGGAAGGTGATGGTGCGGTTCGCGCCAGGGGTCGCGCCGACGAGCGTGTGCTTGTACGTCGCGCCCTGGAGGACCAGCGACGTGCCGAGGTAGAGCGAGCGCCACCGCTGCGTCGCCGTACCCATGTCGCGGGTGTTGTCGGCCTGCGTCGGGGTGCGACCGTAGGGGATGAAGCCGTCGGGAGGAGCCATGTGCGAAACCTCGCTGTGGGTTGTCCCGGCGCTGCCGGGTGAGCGAGGAGAGCGTGCGCGCGCGCGATGCTGCGGCGCTACGCGCTAGCGGCACGGTGCGCGGCACGCGAGACGGGACGGCTCACGACGCCAGCCTCCAGCGCGCGTGCTCCTTCTCCGCGGCCTCGCGGCGCCGCTGGAGGTGCTCGCGGACCTCTTCGCACACGGCCTGCACGATGGTCCCGACGATGGCCGGGGCGATCGCGAGGAGGAGCGCCTGCGAGAAGGTCGGCGCGGGTTCGCGGTCGTCCATCACGCGCCTCCCTTCGTCCACCCGAGCGCGAGCGCGCGCTTGCGCCACGCGCGGGCCTCTCCGAGCACCGAGGCGAAGCGGTGCCGCAGGGCCTTGTGGTTCTGGTGGAGCTTGGCACCCGCCGCGCGCTCCTTGCTCTCGCAACGCTCCATCGCCGCGATGCGGTCGACGAGCCGGTCGCGCTCCATGCGCATGTCACGGGCGGCGTCTTCGGCGTTGCACGCCTCGTTGCGCAGCCACACCGCGGCGAAGAACGCCACGGGGAACAGGGCTGCGAGCACCGAGACCATCGAGTCCTTCATCATCGCCTCCTTCATGCGCCGCGCGCCGGCGCTGCCTTGTCGACTGCGGCCTTCATCCGCGCGGCGAACGACCCGCTTACGGAGTTCAGGAACTGCGTCATCCCGTCCACCTGGTCGTCGTGTTCCGCCTTCGGAAAGGTCGTGACCTCGTGGAGAAACGTCTCCGCGGGGTCCATAGGCTCGGTGCCGTCGTCGCGCGCATCCCCCACCCAGGGAGCGCCCACGCGCCCGTCGGAATACCGCGCGCGGGTTGGATGCGGCACGAACACGTTGCCCGCGGCCACGAGCGGCTGCACCGCGTTGGCGCGGGCCTCCTTCCCGCCATCGGGTTCCACGGGGAGCACCCCCGAGAGCTCGTGCTTCAGCGTTTCGATGACCGCGCTCCCGTTGGCCTTGTCCTCGATGAGCTTGCGCACGACGCGCGGGTACTTCTCGCACATCGCGCGAATGGCTTTGACCGTCGCGTTGAACCCCATTCGTTCGCGGCGCTGGTCCACGAGGTAGTGGTTCGGCCCCGAGGTGCACCACACCTGGATCACGACGAAATCGCTGTCGCTGGTGTTCTTGAAAGTGCAGTCGACGGAGAGCGCCCAGCCGGACGTCTTCTCGGGGAGCTCGGTCCAGAACTGGAACCACGCCCGCTGGAACACGCCGCCGCCCGGCGGCACCGGGAGCTGGTCGAGCTGTGCGGCGGCGCGCGTCGGCCCCAGCCGCTTCTCGATGCGCTGCACTTCCTCCTCGGGGATGCGCTCAGGGCAGATGAGCTCTCCCTTCACCGTCCGCGGGTCCCGCGGCCATCGGTGCGGGTGCGATGGGTTGAAGCGCATCGGGAGGCAGAGCACGGTCGCGCCCGCACGGACGAACTCCGGCGTCAGATCCTTCGCGTGGATGCGCTGCATGATGAGCGTTCGCGTGCTCCGCGCGTGGTCGCGGAATCGCGTCGGCATCGTGCCCGTGTACCATTCGATCACCGCGTCGAGCTCCGCGGCCGACGTGGCGCCGAGGGGGTCAATGGGGTCGTCCACCACAAGGTCGTCGCCATGCTCTCCGGTCCACTGGCCCTGGATCGTGTCGCTCTTGCGGAAGCCACGCGCGGAGTTCTCGAATAAGCCCACCGCGTCGCTGGCGCTGCGGTCGTTCTTGAACTGCACCAGCCCCGGCCACCGCGCTTGGAACCACGATGAGCGCACGAGCTCTCGCATCTTGCGGGCGTCGCGGTAGACGACGTCGGCGCTGAAGCTCGCCACGAGGAAGCGGCGCCCAGGGTCGAGCGTCCACATCCACGCGGGCCAGAGAATGGACACCACGCGGCTCTTGGAGAGCCCCGGCGGGACATTGATCGCAAGGTCCCGGATCTCGCGCCGGGTGACGGCTTCGAGGTGCTCCACCATCGCGTCGAGGTGCCAATTCCAGATGAGCCCCGACGCCTCGACCTGCGGCCACGCCACCTGCACGAACTCCTTGAGCCCGCGGCGCCGCACGAGCTCGCGGTCCACGAGCGCGGGGGAGAGGGCGCGCAGCGGTGAGCTCACGTCCCCGCCCTCCCGCGCAGCGAGTAGCCCAGCGTGCGGAGCGTCCGTGCTGCGGCGGTGCGGGCGACGGCGATGTCGCGCGGGAGCACGGCCAGCGCGGACTTTCCCCGCGTGTCGTGGTCGCGGCGCGCGCGCCCCCGTGCCGCGACGATGGCGGCGGTGACGGCCTCGCGGCGGTGCTCGTGGTCGTCGCACCACACGTCGACCCATCCGGCGCCCGCGTCGTCGCGCCCTGCGGTGACGTTCGCCCAGGGCTTCGCGGTGAGGCGCAGCGCTGTCACGCCAGGGGCCCCCGCCGCGAGGCCTTCTCGTGCAGGGCGCGGAGCTGGTCGAGCTCCTCCGCCGTGAGCTCCGAGAGGTCGAGTGCGTCCGGGTCCTGCCCATCCAGCAGTCGCTCTGTGCGGATCACCCCCCCGCGGTCGCAGAGCTGCGCGGCGGCGCGCAGGCGCACCTTCGGGTCTGGGTGGTCGAGGAGGTCCGCCATGACCTGCGCGGCCCGGGGGAGCGCAGCCTCGATCTGGAGCCGCACGCTCTTGAGCGTCGCCCCGAGCTCCGTGTTGCGGGCCTCGCGCAGCGCCTTGAGGCGGGAGATGCCCTCCTCGGAGTCACGCCACGCCGCGATCGTGTGGGCCTTCACCCGGAGCTTGCGGGCGATGGCCGCGAGCGGGAGGCCCTCGACGATCAGGCGGTAGGCCTCCTCGCGCGCGTCGGGGCCGATTTTCCGCCCTGCCGCTGCGTGCCTCTTCGTGCCGCTTCGACGGGCCACCCCCCGGGCGCCCTTCCCCGGCGCGGGCCTGGCCTTCCTGCGGGCCTTCGGGGTGCCCGACGGGGGAGAGGGCGTGGCGGCGGCGTCGTCCCCCTGCGGGGCGTATGGCGCGGTCTGCGTGCGTGCGGTCACGGGGCCTCCGTCGGCGCGTCGAGGGGCGCCGGGGTGGTGGCGATCAGGGAGAGGGCGTCGGCGGGGCGCGCGATGGGTGCCGCGAACACCTCGACGAGGAGGCGGTCCACGGTCGGCGGGAGCGTCGCGCGCCAGGCCATCAGGTAGTCCCGGCGGGAGAGCCACAGGAGCCCCGGGGCGCTGCGTAGGTCCGGGAGCTGCTCCAGCCCTCCGTCGGAGAGCTTGCGGTGGCAGGTGCGGCAGACGCCCCGGCGGAAGGTGCGGGGGTAACCGCAGAGCGAGCACGGGGCCGGCGCGGCGTCGACCCTCGGGCGGGGACGCGCGGGGCGGTGGGAGACCTCCTCCGCGGGGACGAGGACCGCGACCGGGGGCAGCTCGAAGAGCAGGAGCTGCGGGGCGGGGGTGGGGGCGCCGGCTGCGATCATCGGTCCCCCGCGGGAGAGCAGAGCGGGCACGCCACGGCGTAGGCGCCGCCGCCGCAGCGAAGGCACGGAGCGCCCGACGGCGCATCTAAGGCCTCCGCGCTGGGGCCCGTCTCCAGCGCGAGGAGCATCCTGCGCTCCCGATCCAGCGCCGCCGCGGCGTGCTCCTGTGCCTCCTCGGCGATGTCCAGCGCCCTGTCGGAGAGCCGCGTTTGCCACCGCCAGCCCAGCGCGCAGAACACACCCGCGACGGTCGCGAGCGCCGCGTAGATCGCCAGCGCGCGCAGCATCGCGCCACGCTCGCGCCGCCACAGGCCGAAGCCTGCGCGCTCCCACTGCGTCGTCTCGTCCATCACCGCGCACCTCCCGCCCCGCGGGCGCGGATCGCGCGCTCGGTCTGCGATGCTCCGGCGGCGCGTCCGCTCTCCCACGTCGCATCGCCGTCCGGCGACAGGGTGTTCGCGGTGTAGTCGGCGGCGCGCGATGCTGCGACAGCGATGCCCTGTGCGATCGCCGCGCACGCCTCGCGCTCGTCCTCCGCGGCCAGCCGCAGCGCCGCGGGGAGCGTGCGGCGGATCTCGTCCACCGCGCGGTCGGTGTGCTCGCGCGCGGCGACGGCCTCCGCGCGGGCCTCGTCGCGTTCGTTCATCAGCCGCGTGATCTCTGCGCCGATCGCGTCCTCCCTGTTGCTCGCGGCCATGACCCGCGCCTCCATCGCGTTGACCTCGGCCAGCCGCGCCGCGATCTGTTCTTCGGTCATCGTCATCGTCCGTCCCTCCATGCGCGCAGCCATGACCGCACCACCATCGCGCGGCCGTCATTGGCGACCGTGGCGAGGTGCGCGGCCTCGCCATCCGTGACCACCGCGCCGCCCTGCGGGAGCGCGTCGGAGTCCAGCGCGATCACCGCGCCTCGGTGCGTCGTGCGCAGGATCACGCGAGCACCTCCGCGGCGATCTGCGCCGCCATCGTCGTCTGTCGCACGTCGGGCACCACGCCCTCGGCGCGCATCGCGTCTACGATCGTCCGGTCCAGCGTGACCGCGGCGTCCGTCGGCGCGTCGTCCAGCAGCGCGCGCAGGAGCGCGAGCATCGTCGGCACGCGGTCCTCGGGCGCGCACGCCATCACGCGGTCTCGCAGCGTGACGGCGGTGTCCATCGCGCACGCGTAGGCAGCGGCCGGTCGGTCGGGCAGCGCGCGCACGAGCTCGCGCGTCGCGGCGCCGATCCGGTCCGCCGCGGGCGTCCCGTGCAGCGCCTCGGCGAGATAGGTCGCGACCTCCCACGGCTCGGGTCGGATCGACACGACCCGCGCCGGGGCACGCCGGGGCGCTGCGAGGGCGCCGAGCACGGACGCGAGCGCGGTCACGGACCACCCCCGCGCCGCCCCGCTACGGCCCCGTCCTGGCGCCCGGACGCGTCGGACGGCCCGAGGGTCCACCGGGCAGCCAGGGCGCCCCTTACGGCCCTGCGGGGCGCTGTAACGGTGCGCCTAGGTGCGTGCGTGTAGGTGTGCGCCGTACCGTCTGCGACACCTGCGCACGTCACGCGCTTGCAGGGTCTCCGCGGTTCCGTCGTCCGGTACGGTCGAGGTTGCGCGAAAACGCCTGTTCTTACAGCGTTACAGTTCCTTACAGTATGTGTATATATACTGTAAGTGCTTGTTTTATAGATGTTCTTACACACCTTACGCATGCACGCCTCCCGTATAGGGGTGCTCGGAGGGGATTTGATTTCCGATAGCGATCCCAGCTAGTGGAAATTCGGTGTGTGGGGCGAAAGCCGTAAGGATCACGGCGTGGCGTCCTTCCGGTTCCAGACCCGCTGCGTTCGTCCGTCGATCCACTCCGGGCGATTGACCCACCCCAGGCGCTTCATCACCGCCGCGACGCGGTTCGCGGCGCGCTGGTCGGTGTCCGACAGGCGCAGCCCGAGCACGTCGACCATGATCCGCTGCGACGTGACCGGGCGTTGCAGGTCGATCGGGCTGCGGTCCTCGATCCATCGCGAGATCGCCGCCTCCCACGGATCGACCACGCGGAACCCCTCGCTCGCCTCGCGCAGCGCCGCCTCCGCCTCCGTCGTGAGCCACCACGCCTCCTGCGCGCGGTACGCGGCGACGGCCTCGGCCCAGAGCTGATCGCGCTGCGCGCCGAGCGCGTCGATGTCCACGCGCTCTCCCACGCGGATGCACCAGAACCGGCGGCTCCCGGTCGGGTCGTTGAGGAACTGGTCCTCGTTCGTCGAGCCCACGATCACGCATGATCGCGGATAGGCCGAGAGCGTGCGGTGGAACGGCGCGCGGAACGTGTCGCGCGCCGAGGAGATGAACGCCTTGATGCGCCCCGCGTGCGCGCGCCCGGTGACGTGCTCGATCTCGCCGAGCTCGTAGATCCACGCGCCGTTGATCTGCATCATCGCGTCCTTGGACTCGATGTCGACGGCGGTGTCACTGAACCACTCGCCCGCGAGCACGCGGTAGAACGTCGACTTGCGCACGCCCTGCTCCCCGACGAGCACCATGGCCGTGTCGCACTTGCACCCGGGGTCCATCGCTCGGGCGACGGCGGAGATGAACCACGCGCGCACCATCGTGCGGTTGATCGGCGACGGCTCCGCGTGGAGCACGCTCGCGCACAGCGCGTCGAGACGCTCCGTGCCGTCCCACTGGAGCCCGGAGAGGTAGTCGCGGACGGGGTGATACCGCCGCTCCCACGCAACCGAGAGCATCGCCTGCGCGAGCGAGTCGGCGCCGGGGCTGAACCCGTACCGCCGCTCGATCGCCTCGCGCATGAGCCCGAGCTCTGCCTCCTGCATCGCGTGCCCGTCGAGGGTTGGCGCGATCAGCATCTCGTTGTAACGCAGGCGTTCGCCGTACTCCTCCGCGTTTCGGAGGATGGTGCAGATGTTCGCGAAGGTGTTGCGCACCGCGCCCTTCGGCGTCGTGAAGAGATCCGCGCGCCAGTCGCCCGTCTCGTTCTTCGGCGCCGCGGGCGAGAGCCCCTCTGCGCGCGCTGCATCGCGTGCCTCGATCTTCGCGCGGACCTCGGATGAGTAGCCCTCGGGGTGCTTGCACGCGCTCTCGACGATGGCCTTGACCTCCGCGGGGTCGAGCGACGGGACGCACCGCGCGTCGTTCTCCGCCATGATCGCCGCGAGGATCGCGTCGCGATCGAACCCGCTCGCGCGCATCGAGCACGCGCGCTTGTAGAGCGAGGCGTTGCGCTGGCCTTCGGGGAACGGCTCCCCCTTGCCGCCTGGCAGCGCGCGCAGCTTCGGTCGCGCGGTCATCGCGTCGATCCACGTCTTCGGCGCCGCGGACACCTCGATCTCGTCGGGGCGCGATGAGGACTCCCACGCGTACGTCTTGCCGCTCGCGTGCGTGGACGGCGGCGCGACGACGTACCCACCATCGCCGCGCACGTCGATCCCCGCGCCGAGCGTGCCCGCGCTGTTGCGCACCTCGCACGGGACCGTGAGGTAGATGTGTCGCCCGCCGCCGCCCGTGAGGGCCTCGACGGTGTCAGGGAGCGCGCCGTGCGATCGGCGCAGGTCCACGATGGTGTCATCCCCGCCGCTGCGCGGGTCGATGTCGATCACCGCGAGCCCCGCGCCCGTGGCGATCCCGACATTCGCGTCGGGCCACCGCTCCCACCACGCGCGGATCTGCGACGACTCCACGCTCGCGTCGAGGCACCCCCGCGTGGTGCGCGGGTGCTTGCCCGGACCGCCGCACGCCGCGTTGCCGCAGGAGCACATCCCGGCATCGTCCGTGGAGTGCAGAGGGAACACGCGCCAGCCGTATTGCGTGGCGTAGATCATCGCCGCGCGCCCGAGCTTCGAGAGCTTGCGCGGCTGTCCTTCGGCGGTCATCACGACACCGTCCCCCGTGCGCGCAGATCCGCGGCCGCGCCGAGCCCGCGGCCGTCGTGCGCGAAGTACAGCCACGTCCCGCGGGGGGTCTGCACCGCGACCGCGCCCGGTCGTCGCGCGACGATGCACCCGCGGAACACCAGCGCGCCCGTGCGCGCATCGACCACGTCGGCGGTCACTGCGCCGCCCCCATGCGCGCCCGTGCGAGCGCGTCGCGCGCGTCCGCGACGCTGCGCACGACGCATGCGAAGCCGCCCATGCGCCGCACCAGTTCGAGCCACTGCTCTTGCTCTGGCGCGACGCGACCCGTCGGGGTCTTGACCTCCAGCGCGACGAGCCGCCCGTGCGGCGCGAGGATGCCGACGAGATCCGCGCTCCCGCGCGCGAGCCCATAGCGCATGTGCCGCACGCCTCCCCGCGCGGACCACTCCTCCGTCTGCCCCGTGGAATTTCGCCAGAGCACGAGGTCCTTCTCCGCGCCGAGCGCGAGGCGCACGGCTTCCTGAATCACCGTCTCGGCGTTCATCGCATCGCCCCCATGCGCGGCCAGTGGCCGAACTCTTCCTTGAAGCGCACCCCCGCCCACGTCGGCGAGTAGCCCCGCGCATGCGCAATGGACACGAGCTCCCGGAGCTTCGCGTCCTTCACCGCCCGCGGGACCGATGAGGCCGCGGTGATCTGCTGAACCGCTGCGCGCTCGACGCGCATGCGCGGCGGCGGAGGCCACGCGCCCCCGCACCGCGGGCACCGCGGACCGCGCTTGATGCCCTCGACCACGAGGCCGCACGCGAGGCACTGCGAGAGCCACGGTCGCGCGTCGCGGGGCTTGCGCGCGATGCCGTCGAGGGTGAACGCGCGGTCCTCGTCGGGCAGCCCGTGCTCATGCGTGACGCCCGCGAGGTCGATCACCAGGGCGCGCTGGTCCTCGTAGGGGCGCAGCACGCGCCCGACCATTTGCAGGAAGGTCCCCTCCGAGCCGCAGCCGCGCGCGAGGAGACAGACCTTCGCGCGCGGCGCATCCCACCCTTCGGTCAGCACGAACACGTTGGTCAGCACCTGCACGCGTCCCACGGCGAAGAGCCCGAGCGCGTTGTCCCGCTGCCGCTTGGGCGTCTCGCCGTCGATGTGTCGCGCCTCGATCCCGCGCATGGCGAGGTTCGCCGCGAGGAGCTTGGACTCCTCCACGGTGCGGCAGAACGCGACCGTCGGGCGTCCCCCCGCGTGCTGCGCCCACGCCTCGCACGCGTCGATCGCGAGGCCGTTCTGTCGCCGCGCCGGTGCGAGGACATCGCACGCCGCGAGGTAGCCGTCCGCCTGGAGCTCGCGCACCGTGGCGCCGACGACGAGCTCGTCGAACGCGTCCCGAAGCCCCGCGCCGTCGGCGCGCTCGGGCGTGGCCGTGAGCCCGAGGTGCCACGCCTTCGGATACTGCGCGGCGATGTCGCGATACGTCTCCGCCGCCGCGTGATGCGCCTCGTCCCACACGAGAAGGTCCGCGGGCGGATGATCCTCGCGCGCCGCCACGGTTTGCACGGATGCGACCTGCACGCCCGCGTCGACGCGCGGCACGTCGGCCATGATGACCCCGCAGGGGACGCCCGCGGTCGTCAGGCGCTGCGCGGTGTCCATGACGATCTCGCGGCGGTGGACGAGGAAGAGCACCCGATGCCCGCGCTCGACGGCCCACGCGATGAGTTGCGACGCGACGGCGGTTTTCCCGAAGCCGGTTGGCGCGACGAGGAGCACACGCCGCGCACGTCGGAACGCCGCCCGGACCTCGCCGATCGCGCGCGTCTGGTGCGGGCGAAGATGCATCACGGACGCACCAGACGCGCGGCGGTGAAGGCGTGGCGGTGCAGCCACGCGCGCGCCACGGAGCGCTGCTCGGCGGTGCGCAGTGCGGTCACAGCACGCCCTCCGCGACGTGGACGACGCATCCCCACGGGCGCCCCTCGCGACGCGCGCGGACGCAGGCGAGGCATACGACGGTGGCGAGGCGGCGGAGCGTCATCGGATCACCCCACCGAGTCGAAGAGCGCCATCTGCCGCACCGTCGACGCCGCGCGCAGGTTCTTCACGGCCTGCTCGTAGTAGGAGCGCTTGAGCTCGAACCCGACGAACTTGCGTGGGGCGAGGCGCGCACCGGCGCTGGTCGTTCCGCCGAGCGCGATGTGCCCCTCGGAGCCGATGCCCATGAAGGGCGACAGCACCGTCTCTCCGGGGTTGGTCCAGAGCTCGATCCCTCGCCGGATCACCTCAAGCTGGAGCGGGCAGATGTGCCGCTCGTCGTCGTGCTCGCGCGCGCTGCGATACTGGAGCGTGTCCTGCGGGTCGATGTCCATCCAGACCGGCGACGCGACCTGTTGCCAGAGCGATACAGGGTAGGTGTCGGCGCTGTGCCGCACGCGGTCGTCGCCCACGCACTCGCCCGGCGCGCGCATCGTCACGAGATAGTCCGGGATGCCCTGGCGCGACATCGACGCGTTCTCGCGAACGGTCTTGTGCAGAAGGCCCAGCGCCTTCGTGCGCTGCATCGCGGTGACAGGGTCCTTCCAGATCACCACCTCGGAATGGAAGGTGAACCCCTCGCGCTGGAACGCGCGGATGAGGTCCCCGCGGAAGTCGCGGAGACCGATGTACCCGTCCCGCTCCTTGCTCGTCGGCATGAGCATGCAGTGCATGGAGACGTTGCGGCCGCGACGCATCACACGTCGGAGTTCACGGATCACGAACGCGAAGTGCGCGAAGAACTCTTCGTCGTTCTTCACGTTGCCGATGTCCCGCGGCGAGTTCGTGTAGGTGTAGAGCGACGCGAAGGGCGGCGAGAAGATCGAGTAATGCGCCGAGTGGTCGGGCATCGCGCGCAGTCCCTCCACGCAGTCGACGTGGTACGCCGCGAACGCCTCGGTCACTTCCTGATTCAGCACGTCATTCAGCACGTCACTCATCACACCACCTCCCGATCTTCAGATCGCATCCATCTCGGAATCCGCACGCGCTTTGTCGGCGCGTAGTCCTCGCTCTGCCGCGTGAGCCCGCGCACCGACTCGCGCGACACGTCGGCCATCGCGGAGACCATCTGCGCGGCCATCTCTTCGGCGTCCTCCTCCTTGCGCTGGAGCGACGCGACGACGGCGCCCTCCGCGTCCGACGCGACCACATGCACGCGCACCTCGTCGCGCTGCCCGAAGCGCCAGCATCGGCGGATCGCCTGGAAGTACGTCTCCCAGGAGTGCGTCACGCCGACGAACACCATGCGCGCGCACGACTGCCAGTTGACGCCGAACCCCGCGATAGACGGCTTCGTCACCAGCACGCGGATCGCGCCCTCCGCGAACCCGACGATGCGCGCCTCCTTCTCGTCGGGCGCATCGCTGCCGGTGATCTCGACGGCGCCGGGGATGGCGCGCGCGAGCGCCGAGGACTCGTCGTTGAGGTCACACCAGAGAAGCCACTGCCGATCGGGCTCCGCGGCGACGATGGACGCGGCGACCGCGACGCGCGACGCGATCGTGCCCTTGCGCGCGGCGCGCTGGAGATCGAGCGTGCGCGCCTCGGAGGCGAACAGCGATCCCGCGGCGCGCGCGACGGACCCGTCGGTGGCGACGGAGTGCTGGTGGATCGAGAGCGCGGGGAGCCGGTGCGCGCCATCGTCGTACCCGAGATCCGACGGGCGACGCAGCATCACCGCCCACGACGCGACCCACCGCCAGAAGTCCGCGCGCGCGTGGCCCTTGAGGCGCCACGTCTGCGTCTCGCCGCCGTCGTGGCAGAAGAACGTCGAGAGCATCTCCGTGCGCGAGCACACCCCGAGAAATTCGGCGTGGTTGCCGAGCTCCGTGTGGTCGTTCGGCGCGGGTGTCGCGGTGCAGGCGAGCCGGTACGGCGTCTGCGCGAAGGCCGCGATCACCGCGCCGCGCGTCTTGGAGTCGTGGTGCTTGAGGATGCTCGACTCGTCGAGCACGATCGCGACGAACGCGCCCGGATCGAAGTGCGCGAGCAGCTCGTAGTTGGTGATGACGATGCGCGTCACGCCGTCGTCCGCGCGCATGTACGCCACTCCATCAATGCCGAAAACGCGCGCCTCGCGCGCGGTCTGCGTCGCGACCGCGAGGGGAGCGAGGATGAGCACGCGTCCTCCCGCGTGTCGCGCTACCGCGTCCGCCCACACAAGCTGCATGAACGTCTTGCCAAGGCCGGTCCCGGCGAAGATCGCCGCGCGACCACGCCGCAGCGACCACGCCACCACATCGCGCTGGTAGTCGAACAGCGCCGGGTGCATCTCCGTGATGGGCTCGAATCCCGTCGCGGGATCCGCGGCCATCTTCGCCGCGACGAACCGCTCGTAGTCGAGCGGTTGTGCCGCGGCATCGTGACTGATACCGTTCTGAATCGTCATCGCAGAAGGCCCTCCTCGGCCTGCGGTGATGTCCCCGTCGCGGCTTCTACCCGCGGCGTGGACCTATTCGAGAGCGCCCCCACGGCGCCCCACATCGCTGCGTTCCATCGCGCGTCCACCACCGTGACGTGGTTGGACCACCGCCCCTCCACCGCCCGCTGCTCGCGCACGTCGCCCGTGCTCGCCCGCCGCGTCGCCTCGTACAGCTCCGAGCTCACCGCGCGCGCGAACGCATCCCACGCACGCCGCAGCGTCGCGAGGTCCCCGCGCAGCGTCGGTGCCCCGCCCGCGTAGGTGACGCCCGCGAGGTGCCCCGACGCGGTGATCTCCGCGCGCAGGTCCGCGGGCACGTCGGGGTGTGCGCGCACGGCGTCGCAGAGCGCGGAGTAGCGGGCGTCGAGGTCCGTCACCACAAGCGCACCCCGCCCGCGTCTGCGACCTCGTCGGCGCCGTCACCCGCGCGCACGGGCGGCGCGTACTCGCGCGACCACGTCTCGACCTCGCCGTACTGCGCGGCGCGGGCGTCGATCGCTGCGAGACGGTCCTCGCTCGCGTCGATGAGGTCACGCACTGCGGCGTCACCAAGCGCGTGGCGCAGCTTCGCGAGGGCGGCGCCCTCAATCTGCCGCACGCGCTCGCGGACGATGTTCAGCGCGTCCGCAGCGCCTTCGAGCGTCACCCCGCCGTGGTCCGCAACGCGCAGCGTGCATGTGTGCGGGATCTCGTCGACTTCGCGGTCGGGGAAGTTCGCCTTGATCGACCCCGTGCGCGGGTGAACGTCAATCGCGAGGTGGTACCCGCACGACACGAACGGGCACGGGACCTCCGCGCCGAGCCCCGCGCGCTCGCAGTCCGCCCATGTGCGCGGGCGCTGGTAGTCCACGCCGGGGCGCTCCGGGTACATCGCCGCGCCCTCGTCCAGCGCGCGCCTGGACATCCGCGTCATGGACACGGTGACGGGCCGCGCGACGTGGTGGCGGTTGCCCTGCACCACCGGCAGGCGGAACGGGTCGGCGCTCACTGCACACCCCCTGCGCGGGCGATGC